ATTTAAAGGTATGGAATGAAGAACAGGACCCCGTTGTAAAAGACGCCTTTTCCGGTGACCCTAATTTTATAGCGGCTACAGAGCAGGGTTTATACCCCTTAACTTCTGAAGGCTATAACGCCTACAAGATGGATACGTTGGGAACAATCCCGGGTGGTCCTCCTACCGGCGGCGCGGAGCGCGAACCGAGTTCCACAGGCACATACACGTCCGTTCCGCAACCGGGACAGACAGGGGACGCCAGATGGTACATTCCTTCCCGTGAAGAGCGGATGGAAGCCGCTTGGGAGCAGAAGCAACGCGCAGGAGAAGATCAACTTTATACCCCTCCGGCTGCAGCAGCATCTGCCCCACCGGATGTAGCTCCTCAATACACCCCGACAGCGGCTCCTCCCGAGAATTTTGGAACGCTGGATGAATACCTGGGATCAATAGAACCCGGCTATACCCCCTACGTTCCTCCGGTTATTCCAGAAGCGGTAACTGCCCCGCCTGCGGCACCTCCGGCAGGGTTTGTAGGTCCGACAACCGATTTCCGTTATTCCAATATACCGGAAGGGGTGCCGACCACGATGGAAGACCTCAATTCTTACCAGAACCAGTGGGATAATTACCTTGGCCGTATGTACGCGGGCGGCGGACCTGTACAGTATTTACATGAAGGGGGTACGGCTGTTGCACCCAGATTGCCTTCCCCTGACCAAGATTACAGGACTAATGTCCCCTTACTGCCTTCTCCCGAGGCTTTTCCGGCTGCTGCACCGCCTCCACCGCCAGTAGCAGCAGCGCCGCCTCCACCGCCACCTGTTGCCGCACCAGTAGTAGCACCTCCACCCCCTGTTGCCGCACCTGTTGCCGCACCGGTAGCACCCCCTGTTGCCGCACCGGTAGCACCACCTGTTGCCGCGCCACCTCCACCCGTGGTAGCACCACCTGCGCCAATAGCGGCACCCTTAGCACCTCCGCCACCTGTTACGCAAGGATTACTCGCTGAACACGTTACACCTCTACCGGCACCACGGCAGCTTGGGGGCGATGAAGGTGGACTTAGGATCGCGGGTATGCCGAGGATGGAGAATTATTCTTTTAGTGACGACAGAAAATTAGCTGGTTATGTACCGGGAATGGGTGAAATTTATAGTCAACCGTCTGGTATGAGCGGGACTCACGATTTATATGATTCTGCTGGCACTCGCATCACAAAGGAAATGGCTCCCGATTGGGGTATAGGAAGGCATGGTGAATTGATGATGCCTGAGGAATACAACTTTGCACAAACAAGGTCAAAGCTCCAAAACCCAATGGCAAACGCGCCTTGGGGTCGGGCTGGAACAGCTTACGCAGGCTATAAAAGTCCTACCGAAGCAATGGATTTCTTATCCAAATATGACCCTAATTTCAAACAAGAGGATTTTCAACAGAATCCACTACAAACCGGAATAGGGGGGTTAGGACGCGAGGAGCGGGGTGGGCCAGAGCAGGAAAGGCGGAATATGCAGCTTCGGGAGATGATGCTGGCAAACGCTCGGGCGCAGACGCTGGCAGGGAGGCCAGACATACAAAATCTACAAAACCTGACCGGAATAGGGGGGCTTGAGGAACGTACAGGGTTCCGCCGGGCACATACTGGGTTCAGACCGGGGCCACAGCAGATAACTGGGCCAGCACCGCTTGGGTCTAATATGGTGCCTCCAATTGGGCGGCCAGAACCGTTTAGCCCAATCATAGAACCCAGAGAGCCTGATCCGAGGACAATAGATCCAAGGATGCCGCAACCGGTTCGGGAAATACTTCCTAGACAAGATCCGAGGATACCGATGCCTCCGCAACAACCGATGCCGTGGCAGCCAGCACCGGAACGACCGATGCCTCCGCCTCCACCGATGCCAGTGCCTCCGCAACGACCGATGCCAGACCCAAGGCTACCGTCACCCGTGCCTCCGCCAACACCTATACCCCCACCACCGGATTACTCCCAGTGGGATAATTACCTGACGAGTAACTATGCCGGGGGCGGCCCTGTCCAGTATTTTCAAACAGGTGCAGGCGTTGAAGCCGAAAGGTCCCGAAGAGAAACGGAAGCTGCAGCGGCTGAAAGAGTGCGTATGGAAGAGTTATTGAGTAATCCGGACTTTTTTTCTCAATTTCATAGATCTCAGGGGGAAGCTCTCCCGGTAGAGCCAGAAGTAGACGACCGGTACATGGGAGGGCTACAAGACGCTCTAAAAGGACCGGGTTTATCCGGGGTTTATTGGGACAAAGAAAACAGGGAACCCGGATGGATAGACCCTGAATCAGGGGCATTTCCGGATTTTACAAACGAAGAATTAGCAAAAGAAGCAGGGTTAAACCTGAAACAATTTACCGATATTATTTATGATCCAACCAGTGTAACGGATAATATTATTCTTGCCGCAGCCGTAACTGTACCTCCTGCCGCGGTGGCGTTATGGCTACTTAAAAGAGGATACCAAGGGACAAAACTATTAAATACTGTAGCGAATATTCATAATATACAGAGAAAATTGCCAAAATGGCTCGGAGGGGGAGAGTACGGGCAATTAGGATTAACCTCCACGGGAGGCGTTAATATACCGTCGAGAATCGGGGCTTCTGCACAAACTTATATACAAGGACAAATAGGTGAAGGCATAACCCAGCTTCCACGCGAAATCTTAGGTCCAACGATTCCCGAGGAACGACAATTTGGCGGCGGCATCAGCAGCCTTTCTATAGGAACCTGACATGGCAGAAGAAAGACCACCTGTTTCCCTGATTGAACGCGAAGGCATGGACCTTGATCCGGCGGATAAGGATGAAGTTGAGCTGGAAGCCCTTTTGGGCGGTATGGAAATGGAGCCGGAACTTCAGCCGGAAGAAGGAATTTCTCTTGAAATAGAACCGGTTGAAATCATAGAAGAAGAGGATGGTGGTGTAACACTGGACTTCGACCCGGGGGCCGAGGCCCGCGAATCAGGGGACTTTTACGGCAACCTTGCAGAAGACATGGACGACCGTGAGCTGGGCTCGATTGGCAGTGACCTTATTGCAGAATATGAATCCAACAAGTCGTCCCGTTCCGAATGGGAAGACGCCTATTCAAAGGGCCTTGAATTATTGGGCTTTAATTACGAAGACCGTACCAATCCTTTCCGTGGAGCCACAGGAGTAACCCATCCTGTTCTGGCAGAAGCTGCTGTACAGTTTCAGGCACAGGCATTTAATGAATTATTGCCTTCGGACGGCCCCGTCAGGACCGTAGTTATGGGTGATCCTACCCATAAGAAGGAAGAGCAGGCAAAACGGGTCCGTGGGTTTATGAACTATTACATTATGAATGTAATGGAAGAATACACGCCTGAATTTGACCAGATGCTGTTCCACTTGCCCTTGGCAGGGTCCACTTTCAAGAAAGTTTATTTTGACGATGGTCTGGACCGTGCAGTTTCCAAGTTCGTGCCTGCTGAGAACCTGATTATCCCTTATGAAGCGAATGATTTAGAGACATGCCCGAATATTACGCATATTGTGCGCGTGTCCCTCAATGATTTGCGTAAGAAGCAGATTTCAGGGTTTTATCGTGATATCCCGGTCCTTCCGGCACAGGAAGAGTCCGACCGTATTTCAGAAGAAGTAGACCATATTTCCGGAACCGAACCTTCCAATATTGATTATGACTGTACCTTACTGGAATGCCACGTGGATCTGGATTTGCCGGGATATGAGGAAACCGATGAAGAAGGCGAACCCACGGGTATAAAAATCCCTTATATCGTCACCATTAGTGAGGATAATGGACAGGTCCTGTCAATACGCAGGAATTATAGGGAAGAGGATGAGCTTAAACTCAAGATACAGTATTTTATCCATTACAAGTTCCTGCCCGGGTTTGGTTTCTACGGGTTGGGGCTTATCCATACCATTGGCGGATTGTCCCGTACCGCGACCGCTGCACTGAGACAATTAATTGATGCAGGGACGTTAAATAACCTTCCTGCCGGTTTCAAAGCCCGCGGGCTGCGGATCAGGGACGATGATGACCCGTTACAGCCCGGTGAATTCCGCGACGTGGACGCTCCCGGCGGGGCTATCCGTGACAGCCTGATGCCGTTGCCGTTCAAGGGGCCTGATCCCACTTTGTTCCAGTTACTGGGATTCGTGGTACAGGCTGCACAGCGGTTTGCCACGATTACCGATTTAAAGGTCGGTGACGGTAACCAGCAGGCGGCGGTGGGAACTACGATTGCCATGCTGGAGCAGGGAACGCGGGTAATGAGTGCTATCCATAAGCGGTTGCACTATGCCATGCGGGTGGAGTTCAAATTACTTGCCAAGGTCATGGCAGATTACCTGCCTTCGGAATACCCCTATACGGTAGCCGGTGCGGACCAGTCTGTGCGGAGTGAGGATTTCGATGACCGTGTGGATGTGGTACCGGTATCCAATCCTAATGTCTTTTCCCAGGCTCAACGGATTACGCTGGCTCAGACAGAATTGCAGTTAGCTATGCAGGCACCTGAAATACATAATATTCCTGAAGTCTACCGCCGCATGTATGAAGCACTGGGCGTGCGGGATATAGACAAGATTCTTGCCTCGCAGGCCACGGACAAGATAGAGCCCCGTGATCCGGCACAGGAAAATATTGATGCGATGGAAAGTATTCCACTGGAGGCTTTTCCCGGTCAGGATCATCAGGCGCATATCATGGCGCATTTGATTTTCGGTTCCTCTCCTATGGTAGGGCAGATGCCTAAAGTAGGGATGGAACTGCAGAAACACATTATGGAGCATGTCAGGGTACAGGCCGAAGAACAGGCTGAAATGGCCATGCAACAGCAACAACCTCCTGCGCAACAGGGGATGCCCGCGCAAGCTGGTATGAATGGTATGCCTCCACAACCTCCCGTAAACGGTGCGCAACCTCCTCCGACAGGGGGAATTCAACAGGTAGCTCCTGATGGTATGTTGCCACCGGAGGGTATGTTGCCTACTATGCAGGGGGGAGGGGAAGTTGAAATGCCACCAAGAAGTCTGGAATTTGAGGCAGTTAAAGCGCAGCTTATTGCACAGGGTATGCAGCAGGTGAAGCAGCTTAGTCAGCAGATATCCGGTGGAGGTCAGGAACAGCCTGATCCGTTAATCGGGCTCAAGCAGCAGGAACTGGCTATCAAGGACCAGCAGGTAAAAGGAAATCTGGCACAGGACCAGCAGGAACTGGCGCTGGATAGGGAACGAATGGCGCAGAAAGCTACGGAGTTCCAGCAACGGATTTCCAGTCAGGAGAAACAGACGGCGGCACGGATTCAATCTGCAGAAGACCGTGAACGCATGAAACAACGAGGGTAAATAGCTATGAGTAAAGTACATATTATCAGTGGTCCCGCAGAGAAAACGCCAAAAGCAGTAGGAAAGGCCATTATAGACGGGCAAGGTTCCATTCCTTATCCGAGTCCGAAGGAATCCGCTGGACCGGATACGGCAAAAGGGATTACGGTTACAGGAAAGAAGAAAGGAATGCGAAGCGCATTACGCGGGAGCAGATTCAAGAGTTGTTAAGATGCCTTTAAAAAAAGGCCGAGGGCGAAAAACAGTTAGCCGGAATATCAGTACGCTGGTACGGGAAGGTAGGCCCCAAAAACAGGCCATAGCTATTGCCTTGTCTACCTCAAAGAAAAAGCGCGGAGGGGCTATTAGGGGGAGACGTAAAAAATGACTACGGGACAATCTGTTCCACCCGGATACTATATTTCCAATTCCAAGAACGAAGATTGCTTTTATGTAAGTGGTAACGGCAACTTCTTTTTCAAGAAAGCCTTGGGAAAAAAATGGGCCCATACCGACAAATGGAACTTCGACCATGTTTGTACAGTTACCACTGTTAATGAAGAGCAGGGCGTCAGTGCCGACGTAGATACCCATGACGGTCGCGGCCTTGAGGTAAAAGTCAGTGCCCATGTGGGGGTAACCGTATCTGAAGTAATGAAATGGCAATATGTGAGTCCGGATGGGGATCAGGCAAAAGTATGGGCCGGAGCCGGAGGAGGACCGGGAGCCGGAGCCGGTGTAGATGCCGGTGTCTGGTATGACAAGGACGGTGATCTGCATCTGAAACTATCCACTTCAGGGGTAATTCCTCATGTAGATTTCGGCGCTGCGGTAGTTATTAATCCCAAGACAATAGAAAATCTGGACAAACCGACACCGGAAGACACGGCCTTTGCCGAAGGTGTTACTGAAGGAGCTACACTCGGTATAGCCAAAAAACCTCCGAAAGTACTGGTCCGGACTGTGGCTACAGTCCATAAAGTGGCGGATACCGTGGCTGGATGGTTTAAATAAATGTTTGAAAGATTATTGCAGCCAGTCACCAAGATTCTTGACAAGCTGGTTGCGGATAAAGATTTAAAAACCAAACTTCAGCATGAGCTGGAAACCGCAATACATAGTGCTAATTTGGCCCAGATAGAGGTTAATAAAACAGAAGCAGCCCATAAGAGCGTTTTTGTTTCGGGGTGGCGGCCCTTCGTGGGCTGGACCTGTGGAATTTCGCTTGCCTACCACTTTATACTCGCTCCATTATTGCAATTTAGCTTTGCCCTAGCAGGATATGAGCAGGATTTACCTAATTTTGATTTTTCTCAACTATCTACGATTCTCATGGGTCTTTTAGGATTAGGCGGCCTAAGAACTTGGGAAAAAATGAATGGAGTAGCCCGAGACAGTTAGTGGAGCGGTACAGTATAAAAATTACTAGAAGCAATAGTGTCCCAGACGAAGGCAAGAAGGGGGAATGGTGGCAATATGAAATTTTTTTGGGGGATACGGCTACAGTCAGCGGACAACGGCATGGAAACAGAGAAGAAGTTGAGAAATTTTTGAAAAAAACGGTTCACCTCATTAATGGCCGGACAAATGGAAAGTCTTCCAAGGCACTACGATTGGCTAATTCAAGCCCAAAGAATATATCTATAGGAAAAACAGCTTCTACGTTTAACAGAAGACTTTGACCAGACTATGGGCCAAAAACTTGTTGAAATGCTTAAAAAGCATGAAGGGTCCGAAAAATTTTGCTATAAATGCCCTACGGGACATGAAACTATCGGGGTAGGTAGAAATATCAGTAAAAACGGTTTGGGCCTTTCTGACAATGAAATAGAGTACCTGCTTCAAAATGATATTAGTCGTATTACGACGGAGTTGACAGAAGAATATGCCTGGTTTGATGAACTGGATAGTGTGAGACGGGATGCCCTGATAGATATTAGTTTTAATCTGGGTCAGACAAAATTACGTTTATTTATTAAGGCTTTAAATGCGATGGCCAATGAGGAATGGGAGGAAGCCGCTGACCAGTTTATGGACAGCAGGTGGAGCCGACAGGTGGGTAATCGCGCTAAAGAGTTGACAGAAATGATTAGAACTGGGCACTATTAACAAAGGATATAAGACCTAGTAAGATTGTATTTGATGATGTAAGATCAAAATATGGATGAAATTGACGTTGCTCAATTTATTTTTACCGTAATTCGAGAAAGAAGAAGCCAGATAAAAGAGATTCTGGAGAATAACGGTATAAAAAATATGGAGCAATATCGAGAACTTATGGGGGAGCTTAATGGCCTGATCCTTATACGCCAAGAGCTTTCCTATATGCTGGAAAAACAGGAAAAACTAGATGCTTGAAGCGACTAAAAAAGATGATCTTTTAGATTCACTTTATGTAGAAGCCGCTGAAAAAACACTGGACCCTTCGTTAATCGACGGGCCTATTTTAGAACGTCTCCCTGAACCTACAGGATGGAGAATCCTGATCCTTCCCTATCGGCCCCCTAAAGCAACTAAAGGCGGTATTTTAGTTTCTGAAAAAACTTTAGACGAGACGCAAATTCAAACTGTAGCTGGATATGTTCTAAAAATGGGTCCTTTGGCTTATGCTGACAAGGAAAAGTTTCCAAAAGGGCCTTGGTGCCAAGAAAAACAATGGGTTATCTTTGCTCGATATGCCGGTTCTCGTTTTAAAATTGAAGGTGGAGAAGTTAGAATTCTTAATGATGACGAGATTTTAGCTACTATTAAAAATCCTGACGATATTTTACATAATTAGGGAAGGGGATAAATATGGCAACAACAGAGATACAATCTGTGGAAACAGGCAAGGAGCAGGTTCCTCTGGATATTACTGAACCTGAAAAAACGATAGAGATAGAAGAGTCCAGTATCAAGGTATCTGGAGATGAGGAAAAAGAAGCCCCTCCTGTAGAAGTTGCCGAAGAAAGTGAACAGGAACAATACAGTAAAACTGTTCAAAAAAGAATTAATAAGTTAACTAAACGGGTCAAGGAAACTGAGCGTGAGAGGGAAGAAGCCATCCGATATGCACAGAATGTGCGGAATGAATCAGAAGAAGTTAAATCCCGATTACGGTCGTTGGACCAAAGTTATC